GCTAAAGGAAACTCTGCTTTCTTGGTCTATGCCGAAAACAGATCTGCGCCACGCCTCTCAAAAGCGTAGCAGTAGCCGTTTGACGCGCGTTAAGCGTCCCGTTGATAATTCCACCAGTGGTTCAACGGTTAAACGGTGTTTCGAGTGCTCCCAGAGCACTCGTGCCACCAAGGAAACGATCCACAATGGACTGCTGTTGCTTCGGGTCAGGTACGGTTTACCGTATGCTGAGCTACCGGACTGCAGTTCTAGTGATCTTTCTCGTTTCCTCTCATTCCTCTTGCTACAGGGTAAGGAGCGGACCTCTGTAGCCTTCCCTCGTCGCCAGCGACGAGGGGAAAACGGCCTTTGTTCATTACAAAGGTTGTGTCGCAGGGACAGGTGGGCCTTGGCCCATGGCTGTTCCTCTATTAAGCGCAACTTGCCGAAAAGTTGTCGCCGACACACTCCATCCACGCGGTCCCATTGGGAAGCGACCGCGTGCTCTCAACCCCCTCCCCCATCTCCAGAATACCTCGAACACGTAAGACGTGTGGTAACTGGTACTTTTCGTCCCGGATGGGATCGGAATTATCATTCCTTCGTCGGGAATCATGTTCCGAATCCATCCGCTCGCGCCTGCAAAGGTCGCGCTGATGCCTTATGGGCTGGACGACGAAGTGAATTCTTTACCGCTACTACCAGTGAGTGCGAGGTCATTCCTCACGGCCTCACGGGGCGGTACAAAGATATTCTAGCCACGGGCAAGACCAGACCGATGCTCATCTTCGATGAGTCTGTCGAGTTACTTGCGCCATTGCATAAGCTATTGTATTCACATTTAGCTAAGCAGAGCTGGATTCTTTGCGGTCCTCCGACCGAAGAAAAGATGGCATCTGTCCTTGTGAACGCCTACCAGACTTCGGTGGATCTGGTTGCGGCAACCGACGGCCTTGACCTCACGGTCTCTCAGGCAATTCTCGATTCCTTGTTCTTCACTTCGGTGAAGATCCCTCGTACTCTTAGAGCGTTCGCTAAGAGTTCCTTGTATCCAAGCTTTTTGGATTCGATGGGAGAAGTATCGAGAGTCAGTCATGGACAGATGCAGGGAGCCTACCTCTCTTTTCCACTACTCTGTATCCACTCTTACTGTGCTGCCTCCTGGGCAGCGCGGAAGGAGCCGGGAGCACGATTTCTCGTCAACGGTGATGACACTGTCATTTCTGCCGGACGAGCTATTGGCGTGCAGGACTATCCTTCGGGATACCGACTCAACGCTAGTAAGACAATTCGTGCTGAAAATGTTGCCGAGCTCAACTCGACCGTTTTCTTAAGGAGTGGTGGAAGATGGCGCGAAATACGCCATCTTCGGAGAGGAGGAGCGGTTGCCGATTTTCCTGGGATGATGCACATGGCGCAAGCCGTGTTGACAACTCCTGGGTTCGTGGACGCCTTTCAAAGGTGTCGAATCGGCCGCCGCTGGGGTTTCCTCCCCAGCCAACTTGGTCATACGACCTATCCCTCTTACAAGCGAGAGAGGGGCCTCAGGGTGCGTCGATTTTGGACGCCCTTGCCGGAACCATCGGATGATGTTGTGTTCCCTGAGGAGTTGGTAAGGATCACCGGAAGGGATCCTACGCCCGTGGAGGCAGAAGCCTTGCGAGTTGTCATGTGGAGACACGGGCGCTGGGGGGGTTCGAAGAGAGACGTATTTTCTCCGTCCTGCGGGAAAGTACGTCGGAGTTATCGTTACAGGGCCCAGCCCTGTAAGTCGTACTTGAGTTTTGTCGGCTCAAGACGGCCGAAGTTATCCTCCCTTTGCGAAAAGGAGGGGGGCATGAATTTGGTTCCGGCCACTTTTGTGTCTGACGAGGAATCGAGGGGGCTAGAAGGCCTTGAGCAGTTCCGAAGGAACTGGGATAGGGGCTTTATCTCCAATGGAGACTAAGCACTGGACTTCTAGCGATGAGATCCGTGGTTCTCAAATCGTTTCTGGCTGGTCGCAGCGGAAACCTAGCACTGGGCTCCGGCTACCGTCTCCTTCCCCGTCGGGGTTGGGCGGAGGCTGGCTACCCGAAGACGAGGTCGTAATCCAGCTCAACACGTAAGTGCCAGAATCCATGGCTAGCCACGCAAGTGGTAAGGAAGTTCGGGGGGTAATGGTCCCGAACCTGTGAGCGCTCGTCGCACCCGAGGATAGGGGGTGCAATTCCCTTAATCCACGGGGTCGGAGTCAAAGAAGGTGAAAGTTGTCGCGGGGTAGATGCCAGATCTACAGGGCGACCAGGGGTGTATTGCTTACCACCGCCGGGGTGGGTGCAATCGCGAGCGGAAGGGTACCGCAGTAGTCTGAAACCTAGCGTTGTGACGGGCTTCGGCCGTGTGTCGCGCCCCCTCCGGGGGGGCTAGTTAGTAGGGTTTGCTGCGGTACCTGACCGCGTTAGCTACACCTAG